ACGCGGCGGGCGGCGAAGGCGGCCAGGCGGACCTGATCCGGGCGAGGGAGTTTCTGGATGTCTTTTAGGGTGGGGTTTTTAAGGGTCATGCCATTTCCAGCATCTCTTCATCTTCAACAAAACCAGCCGCGTCTGTCTCTACTTTAGAATCCTGGTAAGACATGCAGGCTTCCATAATTTTGCGCTGCAGATCTTTGTCTGCAACAACCATGTTGCGAAACGCCTGCTCTCCACGCACCGGGGGAAGTGTAGCAAATGTCCACATCTGGGGGTTCTCGCGACCTGTATCTGAATTAATTGGGTGCTTAATTATTCCAAGCGCTTTTCCCAGGTCAAAAACTTCTCCGCCAGTATCAGTAATACCATTATCATAATGGAAGGAGAATTGGGCGACACGAGCTGGCTTTCCCATGCGGTTCTTGCGGATTTTAATGCGAACCTTATGTCCTACTTGCGCTGCGCCTCCAGCAATCGTCTCTCCGTGCTCGATAGAGCCTGCTTTTGTATCTAGTTTGGTAATTTCCACCATAAGGTCAGCGCAGTGCTTTAAAGCAACACCATCTGGCAAAACATACGGGTTGCGGAGAACCTTCATAGGGTCAATCTGCTGGCGAACTTGTTGAATAAAGAACGTTAGCAACTGATGCTCAGCAATTACTGGCAGTATCAGCTTAATTGCCGGCCCAAGATAAGCCGCGCCACTTCCACCCATAATCATGTCTGTAGTTTGCTTCTTGTGGTCTTTGGGATACCTAATCGAGGCAATCGAGTCGATTACAATCGCCTTGATCGGGGCACCATCTTGGATGGTCTCCAGCATTTCGCTTCCGATATAGTCGAATATCTGAAGTGGATTATTAGTACGTCTAACAACTAGACGCTCTGGGTCTCCCCCAAGATGCTTGAAAAAACTTGGCTGAAAGGAGAACTCCGCATCGAACCAAATTGCGATAGCCTCTGGATCTCGACGCTGAAGCTCAATGATCGCCATCATCGCTAACATTGACTTACCGGAACTCTCCGCTCCGTACAAAACATTAACCTTACCCGGCTTCCAGCCTCCTATACCTGTAGCCCAGTTTAAGCTAGGAGACCATGCTGGTACCGGTGGTAGTTCGGTCTTCGCCATCTCACTAGCAACCTGACCAAAATCTTTTACAAGGCGCTGCATCCACTTATTTGTCATCGCGAACCCTCGTGCGGGCTTAGATACCCGTCAGATTGAAGTGTCTTAATAGCAGAGATCGCTTCTCGAAATTCGATTACCTTATTGCGCAACAGCGAAACCAGAGCCGTTGTCTTAGCCTGGAGCTCTTTAGCCTGTATCACGTCTGGATCTAGAGCAACATAAGCTTTTCTAGACTCGACGGTAGGCTTTTCTCCTTTAGCCTTAAAGTAATCTGGTGCCCTGTCTAAGAATGCGATAGCCTCTGCTGTCTCTAGCTCTGATTTGGTTTGAAGATCAGCCTGAATAGCTCTAGCCAACATAACTGAGGACACATCGAAGGCGATAACAAAGTCTCGGAGATATACCGGCGCCATCATCTTATTAAAGCCAGAGCCAATATCTTTTAACTTGCGAGTATACTCCGCAATCTTGGTAAGATCAATGGCATCGACAGCCTCTTGAACCCTTACTAAACCACCCACCGCACACCTCAGGTGTTAAGAATTTCGTCGGCCAAGGCGAATACGTCGTCTTCTGAAGACTTAGCTGACGGCTTGCCTTTAATTGGTGCTACAGGTTTGTCGTCGTCAAGGTCATCTAGCTTGATTTTAACCTTATTCGCAGCAGGCTTTTGAACAACCTTAACGTGCTCCGTTTTTGCGACGGCAGACTTACTCGGCGTGTCTTCCAGCTCAAAACCAGGCACAACCGCTTCTGGGAATTTTTCGTAGATTTCAGCCAAATTCATCATTAGCACTTCTTTTAGCTCGTCGTACGAATAGCGCTTATAGATGGTTTGCAGATCGTAACCCAAACTATCGTAACCTTCAACTACAGTGTCAGGTAGAGACTCGCGGTCGTCGACAAACACCAAACCTTCTGGTGTCTTTTTCTTAGATTGATTCTTGACTACCTTGTATTCGGTGTTGGTGCCCTCTCCTTCGCGACGAAACTTAAACCAGACACCAGAATCGTCCTGGTCTGAGGACAGAGATGTTGGGTCCTGTCCGTAGTCGGTCACATACTGCATCATCTGCTTTTTTAGCTCATCGTGGGCTGTCTTGCGCAGCTCAAGAAGCCCTACTTCTCCAGCCTTATTGCAGGCATTGTATAGAAACGAAGCTTTCGGCTTAATTTGCCAAAGCACTTCGCTGTATGGCTTAAGTTTTTCTTTGAGATCTTCTTTAGAAGCACCAGCCCCAATAAGCTCTGCTTCGGCAGCTTTACGCTTTTCTTCTAGCGCTTTAGCATATTCAGAAACAGGGCACCTATCCTCGCTAAAAGAGAAGGGCGAGGCGTAGGGGCGACGGCGGCCACTCTGGGGATCGGCCATCCAGGCGATAACCCACCGGCGGTAAGGGTAGCCGTTGGCTTCCTCGCTAAAAGGCGGAAGAACCCGATAGACGTTGTCTCCGGGGTTGATGTCGTGACGCTTCCATTCTTTGCGGGGTTTGAGAGAGTCGAGGTTGATCTTGAGGTTGGCCATGGTTTTCTCCTAGTGCTTTATAGCGTTGATTAATACCCGTATCTGGGTACCAATTATTATACCTCGGTTTTCTTACTCTTAATTTTCTTTTGTTTAACTACCGGTTCTGTTTGCTCTTGTGTAGGCTCCGGATTTGGTAAGTTGTTCCCAACGATACTTTCGGAGACTGCGAAGTCAGCCAAAGGCGCTTCAGTGTTACCTTGAAAAGCCACGTCTTGACCTGCAACGTCGGGTGGGCTACAGACGGGAGATCCAGAGTATTCCGCCACGAGTCTAACGCCGAGTTTAGCGAGTATTGATGTTTCAAATCTAGTTTCTCCAATATAGATCTTATGAACCCCGTAAGGGCGGTCCTTTATTGCAGACTCCACATATTTGGTGTAGATCTGCGGGTAGGAGCTATCAAACATCTTTTTAAGAACACCAGCAACATCTTCGTCGGAAGATATACTGGTTCCATCGAAATCAGATGGAACCACGTTGCGAAACGGGTTAAAAGTCTTGTCGTACCGTCGACCAACTTCTGTTGCTAAAGCTCGCAAATAATTTACCCGCAAGACAACCTGACCACCACGATGACGACCGCAAGCTGAAACAGCGTCAACATAGGGAAGCTCCGGTATGAACATTTCGTCCTGCTTAAGATTCTCTGGCTTATCGCCCACAATAATGCAAACCGTCTCCATGATTTCCTCCTAGAGTAGGTTTTCTTATACTACGCAATTTCTGGCTGCGATTCAAACTCGCCCGAGCGAACAACTTCTTCTAGCACGATAGAAGGTTTGCCTCTCCAGTCTTTTTTAAGAATGCCGCGAGCGTAAATAAGCGAATCTACTGGTAGTCGTAGCGGCTTCTTTCTGTCCCACCAGACGCACTCTATTGTAGATACTCCGTCTGAAATTACAACATCGACCTTGCTCCACCGACGTCCTGATTTTTTAGACACTCCCGACTTAGACGACGAAGCTTGAAAGAGACCCACTATACCTACTTCAATCTCTGAATCAGAATGCTTAGCAAGCAAGCGATCTGCCGCTGCAACCGACTCTAATATAGGAACTGCCGCCTCACCCTCGCCCATCATTGCGACAATTTCGCGCTTGCCTGTTAGTCTTATAGCCGGCCATGTCTTGCGCGCTAAGTCCATGACACCGTCGTCGTGCAAAAGAACCTTATTAAAGGTCTTAAGGGTGTCGCGCTCAGCTCTGAACATCTCAAGAGGGTTTGACGTAGTCACCTCAGAGGAGAAAGAGGTCTTGCCTTTACGTGCTGCTTTCCACTCTTCTAAGAGCTTTTTCTTCGCATCTGCGTATGACAAAGTTTTATCCATTATGCAGTCTAGCGCCCTAGCTTTAAGCATTGCCCCAAAGTGGGCAGCATTAAATTTACTTCCACACTTCTTTGCAAGATCTTGCAAAGTTTCAAACGGGCCATTATTGACCATAGTTGTTATTGTTGCCGGGCCAAGTCCTTTTACTGCCCAAAGTGGGGCAGCAATACGATCGCCAACTATAGTAAACTTACCAGAAGGCGATTTAAGTGAAGGCGGCGTTACTAATTTGCCCAAAGTCGAAATATATCGACGTAACTTTTCTTCACTTGAAAGATTCAGTTCAGCCGTCCACCACTCTAGCGGATAGTGGTGCTTTAGCCACATCGTGATATAGCCCAACTCAGCATACGCCCTACTATGACTGAGGTTAAAGCTGTAGTTCGAATAAGCTTCTAGAACTGAACATAACTTTTCTGCCTGCTCCGCTGTCCAACCTCGTCTGAGGGTGGCTTCACGAACGCGCTCAAAAGCTTTAACCATAACGTCACGCTTTTTCTTGGCGATTGCAGACCGAATCTGATCCGACTCCTCCAACGAGTATCCACAGAAAGCTACCAAGATCTCCATCAGTTGTTCTTGATAAGTAACAACGCCGTTGGTAGAGCCCAGAATCGGCTTCAAATCTTCGTGAAGATACTCAGGCTCAGAGCGCCCCGACCTAACATTGATATAGAACTGTGTTGCCGATATTCCTGGCTTAAATTCAACATCGAGGGCTCCAGGACGGCATAATGCGGTCAGGTCGGATAGGTCTTTACGGCAAATCGGGGCAAAATCCTGGATGCGAGATTTAATTAGGTCTGTGTTAAACTGAAACGACGAATCTGTTAAGCGCTTATAAAAATCACCGTAAACACCAGTATCTTCTGGTAACTTATAAAGCAACTGAACACCGCGCTCGTCTTCTTCTAGAAGGTCAAGACCCGTTCTTTCCTTGATTAAGGCTACGCAACTAGATATTGTATCTATCGTTGTAACCATCAATACGTCTGCTTTTACTAACCCTACTTTTTCCACCATAGGCGCGTCGTACTGCGAAACCCGCACGGCACCGCCAATTTTTGGATCGTTAACAAGGCGTATTGGTACCCTTTTTTCCGCCAAATCGAGCGTCGACAAAATAAATGCTGAAGGGTGACGACCAAATTCTTTAGGAAGTCCCAGCAGCTTGGATACTATTTCTTCAACTTCTGGATACTGCTTAAAGAATGCTTGCAGCGTTGGGTTTTGCTCCAGAAGACCGCGATGCTGAACTCCTTCGGAATCTATGTAGCCGTATAGAAAATCGTATTCATCGAGTCCTTGGGGAGAATCTGGTATCGATTCGCAGATATCCATCATCTCGCGATCGCCGCGATTGCGGCCAAAAACGGCAAACATTGTATCTTTAATTGCATTTTTAGTCTTAAACTTTTGAAATGTGCCCACCTGAGCAAAACCAAGGTTATATTTTTCAGCCAAATACCGCACGATCGGCTCGCGCTGACCAAAGTCAACATCAATGTCGGGAAAAGATCCACCGTTGATTCGGGCATGGCTCAAAAAGCGCTCAAACGGAAGTTTTTCTGCTATCGGATCGATGTGGATGATCTTTAAATAATAAGAAATAAGGCATCCACCAGCGGAACCGCGAGCAATACCTTGCAAAATCCCTTGAGAGCGAGCAAACCGCCCTATATCTTCATAGACCAAGAAGTACGGTAAAAAATTAAGCTTTGAATTACCAGCAATCACATCAAGCTCTTTCTTGAAGCGCTCTATGTACTCTGGCGAGTCGTTCCACCGTCCGTGTTCTTTTATCTTTAGCATCAACAAATAATAAAGTTGACGTCCAAAATCACTAGTTTTAACCTTAATTTCAGGCGGAATTTCTATAGCGGGGAGATGGTAGTCGTACTTAATCTTGATACCAGAAGCAGCATTTGCAATTTCGTACGACTTGTCAACAGCAGAAACAAGACGAGTATCAGTAAACCACTCCCCCAGGTGACGACGCAGGATCGCCGCGCACTCGGCAATTGGCCGATGGTGGCGCGATTCGTAAAAATAACGGTGGTCACTAAACGACGACTTCGACACTACGTCTTGTAGTATCTTGTCGTCTGGTGAAATAAAGTGTGCTGCAGTAGAAACTATCAGTGGCAAACCTTTGTCTGCCATTTTAGCCAAAACACGATTGATAGCTGCAGTAAGGTTGCCATCTTCTAAACTAGCTGTTTTGGGAAATGGTCTGAAACCGAAGTTGGTTTGGTACGACTTGACGACGTCAAATGGTAATAGCTCACCAACAACATTGAGGCCTTCGAGGGTGGAGCGCGCAACAGTCTCAACCTCCATACTGCAGCAATGAAGTGACAAGCAACCTATTAGCCCCTTGTCATCTGCCGTTCCAAAAATCACTCCTTCTGAGCATTTGCGAACGCTTTCGATCGGTACTACAGCAACATCAACGCCCTGATCGTTGACTGGATTTTCCCACCCCATAGAGGCCAACTTGACTAGATTATAATAGCCAACTTCAGTTATTGCCCAAGCGTTCATTCTAAAATGAGAAGGAGTACTTGGTGCCGAAACGTTAATACTTATTGCCGGAACAATCTGTACTGCATCTTTTGGGATGCTGATTTTATCTAGCTTATTTATGTTTTCTATAACCGAGCTTGCGTTAATTGCGTGAAATAAACTAGCCGCTAAACCATGATCTGGGAACGCTAAAGTCTTTATCTTGTTGCGATAAGCCCAACGAACCCAGTCGTCTACAGACACAACAGAATCAGTATTTGAATATGCGGAATGCAAATGGAGAAGAGCAGGTTCTGCTACAGGTACTGGTTTGATGTCGTTTGCAAAAATGTACTCAACATCGTCATCTCCTAGAAGACGGGAAATATGCTTGTCTACAAGCATTGTAGCCCGAATGTCAGACAAAGCGTCGTGCGCCTTAATCTCTATGCTAAATTCTTTAGCTAGGGCTTCTAGCTTCAAAGAGTGGGAGCTAATCTTCTCTTTCGTAGACTTAGCTCTAACGTAGGTATCGTGGATCTCATGGGAGAAGAGTTCGCGGTAGGTAGATGTGGCATTAAGCTTGGCAAAAAATGAGCCTAAAAAACCCTTATCAAAGTTTACATTATAGCCAGCTAGAACAAACTTACATCCGTAAGGCTTAAGGCGTGCAACTAATTTTTCAAACAAATCTTCTGGAGACTGAAAGGTACGCATCTGGTCTACGGTTATTCCGTGAACAGCAACAGCTCCGGCGTCCACTGTAGAAAAATCTCTAGGCTGGCAGAACTCATTAAAGTGATCTTTTTCTACGCCGTCGATAACGGGAATAAAAGCCAACTGCACGATATCGTGCAGCATCGGCTTGAGACCAGTAGTCTCACAGTCGACCCAAAGTAGAGCCTTCACTCGCTTCTCCTAGCTGGAGGCTTATTTTTTAAGGTACCACTGACCTTCGATACAATTAATTAATTGCCTGTGTCCACCCGGATATAGTAAACACGAAGAGTGCAGCCACGATGATGCACCCTTGTTGTACTCTAGCTTCAAGATCGAAGAAGTTCCAACCTGCCAAGCACCTCGCAAAATTTCCGGAGTGTGTGCGTGCCCTGATACCGAATTGGCATATGCCGCTTCCATAGCACGGAGCGAACCTTTAGCGCCGTTCGCTCCGCGATGCCCATGTGCTCCAAGTTGGACCCCCTCAATACTAAAGTCATCATCTTCACTCAACCAGCGTATCTTATGCCACTCCTTCGAGGAAGGGTCAAAGCTCATGCCCACGCCGTAGGCAAGAGGGTCTTCTCCGTTGAGCTTGGCTAGCGAAAGCTGAAGAGCAATCTTGTGATTTTCCGGATCTTGGACGTATTTGCCTTGCTGCAAATACCGCTCAAGAAAGAGGTCATGGTTAGACTTAACCACGACAATTTCTTCAGTAAGATTTCCCAACATCTTGAGATCGGCCGCTAAGGTTTGCATCTCCAGCTCAAGATCTAGCTGTCCATTTTCAGATCTTTGGACCTTAAGGAGGTTCTGGCCCTCCTCGTGGTGGTTGATGGATATCCCGTCAAAAGCGTCGTGCAATATGATTCGCTTGGGTTTTGTTTTCTGCGCTGCGTCTATCCATGCTGCCTTAGCTTGCGGGTCTGTAGATCCGGCATGCCAGTCTCCTAAAATCAAAGCCTCCGGGCGCACCTCTACTGTAGTCCCGTCTGGGGAGTATTTAATCCCCATGTCACAAAAACTTCCACCATCTGTTGCTTGAACTTGACGAAAATGATAAAACTCATCATCGACTATTTCAACAACAACAGCACCGACAACATGATCATGGTCTGCAATATATGCAGTACGCTGCGACATATAGATGTCAGTGTTGTAGTTTGGTTTCGTTATTGCACCGGTAGTCATCATAAAATGAGGGAGCTTACCATTGCCCATCGGAACAGCTTTGAGCCTCTGCTTGGGAGAAGCGTAAATGAAGGTGCCGTTACGCTGGCCAACACGAGATAGGCCAGTGATGGGGTCAATATGCTTGGCAGAAAGTTTGATTGTAGATAGAAAAACATTATCATTTAAGCGAGTGTCTTCAAAAACAATCGTTTCCCCCTGCAGAGAAGAGCAGACCGTTCCCCATCGCTTGCCAGATCCAGAGTTGGCCGCAGGATCAGACGATATAAGAATCAGTAGCGCCGCGTCTTTGTGCTTGCAGTACGATTTCAGCGAAGCTAAAAATCCGGCATTAGCTTCGCACCCGTTTACTGCAGTTGTAACGACAAACCGATTGTGCTTCTTGACTCCGTCACGAAGCGCTTTTATGGCTTTTGGGGAATAAAGGTGCTCTACAGAGACGTCAAAGAACTTATCAGGGTGGGCAGAACGGGCAAAACGATCCAGATTGGCAATTGACCCGTAGTGGTGGGTCACCATGTCTTTTGTGATTCCGCTCTCTTTCAGATCCTCTAACTTAACGTCGCGCTTTATTTTTTTTGCAATCGTTGCATATTTTCGTGCTATAGAGCGCCTTTTAGAATCAGACATTTTTATTTCTTCCGCATTAAATTAATTAATTCTATTGAAGGCGAATCTGGACTCAGACTTATACTACCCTGTAGTAGGGTTTCTTTCTTCCGCTCCTGAACAAGACAGTAAATTAAAAACAAATAATTCATAGCATCTAAGATGCGCCCCTCAATCGGCTCAGAGCTAAACTCCTTACCGTGCTTAATGAAGCTCTTGACGCTAGAGAGGTGTTTGTTGGTAAATATCCACGCTAGTTGGAGCGGCTCTACGCCGATCTCATCGCCGCGCTTAAAATTATTTAGTGAATCTTCGTCAGAGGCATACTCTCGCCCCTTGTTGGTTTGTAGGTCCCTAAGCTCTGCTACTACTTTTTCAAACAAATCCCTTTGAGTTTCCCAGAGCATAAATCCCCCAGATAAATGTTAGGGGATTTCTACCGCAACAAAAAGGGCTTATGCGACGCCAAGTGTAAAGGCAAACTTTATCTTAGTTAGAGATGGTGACGGTGTTTCCAAACTCAAAACTACTTCGTAGGTATTAAAGATACCCTCGGCATCCATGGCGTAATAAATGCCAGCCAAGAATGCTTTTAGGTAATTTCCGTTAAGGCGGAGGTTAGTGGTGCTAACTGGACTAGTTGCCGTATCTACAGATACGGTAAACACTGTCTTGCCGGCACTGGCTGCATTTATGAGTTCAGTTAGAAGAGTCGAGTATGACGTCGGCGCGGCAGAAGTATATGTGATTGCCTTGTTAGAAACAGCTCCAGCTGGCGCAACAGTAACGTCAAAAGTAGATCCAGAAACAGAAGCAACCGTGCGTTCGTGCTCTGTGCCGGAAGCTTTATATTTGACTTTATAGCCGGCAGCTATCGGTGTTGGAGATCCTGCGTTGGCAACCGTAAAGTGAGGGCTAGATGTAGCAACTGTGACGGCGTCTTCTAGGGACGAATTAAAATACTGAGGCTGTATAAACTTACGTCCAAGCTCAAAAACTTCATTTAAGTTAGAATAAAGACCAGTTGTTTCAACAACATACGCAGACTTAAGCGTCATAATATCCTCCTAGGATCCTAGGAGGATATTATACCGCACGATCTATGGAGGGTTTCTTTTACTCGTTAGAGTCTGGTCCTATTGGCCAACATCTTGCTTAAGTCGGTTAGTCTGCTCAGCAGGGTGACCTCCTGCTGGTCCGGGGGCAAAACCACAAGAACCATCGCAGATCGGATCTCCGGTGCCTGAAGTACCTGGCTCTTCGTCTACATCTAGTACACTGTAGTCCGGGTGCGGTATTCCGACCAATACCATCTCGCCGCACTCCGGACAGTGCACATGCCCGGCTGCCTGGCCCTTAAGGGGCACAGGGTTAAATGAGCACTTTATCACGGCCTCGCTCCAATATTGGAATTGGGTTTAGTGATACTAGTCACCGTTCTTGTAACCACACCAATGCCAGCAACAAGGGGCTCAAGACTATTGGCAATCCAAAACAAACCATCAATATTTCGCCCATTATTCGACAGCCTGACCGTCCGAAATCCCGTCAGCCGCATTCAGATTCTCAATCTTGTCTAGCAAATAGTCAATCCGCGCTTCTTCATACTTAACGGTGCTAGAGTAGCCCTTGCCAAGATCTTTGACTATCTGTTGCGCAGCTGCCAGGCGCTCGTCTGCGTTGCGTTCTGCACGCAGAGCCTTAATGCGCGCCTCTGCCTTGGCAATCAAATGCTCCGCCTCATCAACCGTGATGTTCTTGTAGTTTTCAACAAATGTCTTGCTTAGAACTTCTTGAGCTTTACCTTTGTTTACTTTGCCGGCCATAAATCCTCCTTAAAAGATCATGATCTTTCTACCCATCATATGAAAAACTCTTCTTGCTCTTCTTTTTAAAGTCATGATCGGCCGGTATGGAGACAGAACAAGAAAAATTCTTGCAATTATAAAGTAAAAAAGCAGCGTACATAGCCTGAGCTACGGCATCTGCAACATCAAATCTAAACAAGATAGGATTGCCCGTAGCTTCAGAAGTACTGTGATTAGGGAATCTTATTTTCCAGCGCTCCCACAGGGCCTGAACGATCATGAACTTCTTAGAAGGGTCTTTGCCCCACTTAAGTTTCTGTTCCTTGGTTGGGGTTGAGCGTCCGGCTACAAACACCTTCCAGTTAGAAATATTTAAGACCTCGTAAGACAAACCCTTGCGGCGCGCCCACATATGAATTGCGGTCCGATATGCTGGGTTGACGTTGGCTCCGGATGCAAAACGACCACCAAAAAAGTAGTCTTCTACAGCAACAACATCAGCCTTAACCCGCTCTTGAATTGCGTCTATACGGCGCTCCAAATCTAAACACCAGTCACCAACATAGTTGGAAGC